TTCTCTTTCGCAAGGGGGTTGGTTGATAGTGTTACCACCCCTTCGATATTGCCGTAAGGGCCTCGTTTACTGCCGTCGTGCTTCACGTTTCCGCTGGCGCTCCTTCGCCTTCTTTGCCTTGGCTGCGGCCTTCTTTGCACGCTTGGTCTGCTTCCACTGCATGCGGGATTCCTCCCACCAACCAAAGTAAATGACCATCTTTGCCAGGTACTCCGACCGTGGCATAACTCCGTCACCGTTGGTGTAAGGGGTGTAATAGAAGCTCTTCCCGGCCAATTCTTTCAGGCTAACATTGTGGTCGCGGTCCTTGATCCACCGCTTTTGGCGCAGTCCTCGGAAGTTCCTGCGGTCCGAAACGATAAGGTTACCGTTCTCTCCGCGGAGTACATAGTATCGCTGCGGTCTTTTCTTGTACGCTTTGTCGGCCAGGCGTACAGCCCAGCGCAGATGCAGGTAAGCATAGAATCTCTTAAAAGGGTTCATAGTATTACTGTTTGTAAATGTTTTATATTGATGCTGCCGAAACGGCTCTCTTGTGATGCACCTTCATTTCTCCGGGCTTGAAGCGCTTAACTACCTTCGGGCGATCCATGTAATTGTAGCACAGGTGAAGACCGATGGCGCGTGTCATGAGTAGGTCATCGTGTTTTCCAGTCACGGCGCCAAAGGAGCCGTTCTGCTTGCGCTCATACGTTAGGTACTCGTCCAGCACCCGTTCGTCCCTTTCGATATACAGTTTTTCGCGGATCACCTTCACCAGTGTAGTGATGATTTCCGGCTTGGTCTTCACGTTGGTATGAAAGCCAAGTATCTCTGTAGGCTCTTCGTTGGAGTTCTCGGCAGGCCGGACACGGTAGTATAGGTTCTCATAGTAGTCTCGTATCTGCCCAAGGATGGCCGAACCCTGGTCCCCGTCAACGGACCTGTCCTTATCGTGCGTCTCCAGCGTATTACTTTCCACCACCAGTAGCGCGTTATCGTAGTAGGCCGATATCATGGCTGACTTCCACGCCAGTAAGTCCATGTCAATATGCCCGTACCACTGGGCCACTACAACGGGAAGGTCGTTGTCCATCATGTACAGGCGGTCAAAGACCGTTATAACGCTCCAGTCCGCTTTCCGGGAACGGCCACCGATATCCACGACGGTAAGATAGCGGTCGGTCACCTTCTCGTCCGGGTCTATCTCCGGTAACTCCCACGCCCAGAAACGCCCCTGCCTGTCTTCCGTGAATTTGAGTTCCTGTAGGGCCTCCTTCCCTTCTGCGGCCCTGCCGTACACGTCACCAATGTAAAGCGGGGGACGGCAATCAGCGCGGAACTTCTCAACCTTATACTTGTCAAAGACCATCTCGCCAGAGTGGACGAAGGCTTCCACATCGTCAGAAGGATATTCTGCGGCCATGTCTCCATGATCCGTGTACTTCTTGCGCTCCTGTATGTACCAGTAGATAGCCTCCAGCGTAGCGCCTTGGGTCCACAGCCACCACAAGTACTGGCCAGATTCTTCACGGTTGCTCATTGCGTTGGTGTTCTCCCTGTTGAGGTAGAGCCATTTTGCAAAATCATACAACTTGCCCTCAACCGGCATGGAGTACTGCTCAATCTCAAACCATGAAATAAACAGGGCGTCAAACTGAGACTGGCCGCGCTTGGCGGCATCGTACTCCCGCTGGAAGAAGTTCCCCGTACCGTTGGCCGTTGATTCGTACACAATCATTGTGTAGGGTTTCAGCAGCACACCAGAGCAGGCGGACCGCACGATAGCCTCCGGGGTCTTACCCTCCGTCTTCTTCCATAGACCAACCTCCGAGCAGTGTACGAGGTTGTAATCACCACCACGCGCAGAATCCGGGCGCTCTGCAGTACCAATCTTGATTTTGCAGTTTCGCTGCGGAACCCTGTGGATGCTGCCGGAGTGGCCTACACCCACAAACTTCGGCTCCTTCTCGTTGTAGTCCTCGCCCAGTTTGTGTAGCATGGATAGGGGGTATTCCTTGACCATGCGGTCGAACATGTCCTGGATCTCGTCGGATGCCGTCCCCTGATGGGCAACGATAAGGGAGTTGAGGCCGACGCGGTGAACCAGTTGCAGCCAAGCCATGTATATCTGGATGCAGGTGGAGCCACCCCACTGACGTGCCTTCAATAGTACCAGACGAATAGGCTTCCCGGCCATGCGCTTCTTCTCCAGCCGTTCAACCAGCCTTCGCTGGGGACGATTCAACCGGAAAAGGATATCCTCGCCGCCGCCTTTCTGCTTGATATAGACGTAGAACGCGGCCCAAAAAGCAAAATCATACCGGCTTCGAAGGCGGCACAGTTCGCTTACAATGTCCTCGCGGGTCGCTGCGATATCATCTTCGTCGTCCAAATCCACCTCCAGGCGGCCAGCCTCTGTCTCCTTCCGGATGAAGCCGTCAATGCTGCCGCACTTCTTTACCTCTTGGAAGAGGGGAATCTTCATGCAGCGAGACGGAATGAACCATGTATAGTGTAACTCCGGAACGCTGAATCGCACACGGTCCTCCATGAGAAGCGATCCCTCTCCAGTGATAGGGTTGAAGGGGGCATAGATAAGCGAGTTGCGTTTCTTATTCTCCGCAACTATGCCCAGCACGTCCTTCTTCAACTCGTCCCGTGTCATCGGATAGGAACCTCCATATTAAGCAGGGCGATACAAAGACCCCAGGCGTAGCACCAAAGATGCACCCACGAATTAACGCCGCCCATAAAGAATCCAACGGCAATGAATCCAATCCACCATACCTGCCATGTCCATTTGCGCCTAACGGAAAGAGACAGCGAACCAAATAGCCCGTACAGGACACCGGAGCAGCCAACCGTTGGGACGGCGAGGTTTAGCAGGCCAACCGGTACAAGTACCGACGCGATATAACATGCCAGTACCCGGCTTGGGTTGATATCATAGGCGAAAACAACGCTCAGAAGCGCCCACGAATTGATTACATAATGTAAGAAGTTGGCATGAAAGAACGGGTATGCCAGCCGCGCCCAAATGGTGCAGCCTTCGCGGATTCCCACCTTTTCCAGCGGTATAGGCACAAGCAGCAGCAGCCCGGCAAGGGCTACATAAACAAGTGCCGCAGCTTTCGTTTTCTCTGGTCGTACCATCCCTTCTCTATCTTGTTGATGATAACCTTCGCTGAAGACGGCGTAAGATAGAATTTGGGAGCAGGGGACACAACCACCTCGCTAACGAGGTCATAGATGGATGCGTCCGGGCGCTGCTCCCTCAAAACACAGTATCGCCGGAAGATTTCTTCAAACATTTCCTTTCGAGCCGGCGCGGAAACACCGACGTCCAGGAGTGTTTTCCCCGTCTCCATAGCGCTAACGACAATGGATGCTCGCTCTTCGCTCACCCAAAACCGTTCCGACGGCATAATGACAACTTTTCTGTACACTTCCTGCAGACGCATCTTCTTGTCTGCCTCTAACAGTGTACGGTAGGCGCGCATCAGGTCCTTGTTGCGCAAGTCTTCATAGTAAAAATTGTTTCCACGATGTTTCATAGCCCAAACCCATTACGCACAAAATTAAGAATTTATGTAAACAAATAAAATAAACTGTACCATTATCGCGTTTATTTTTGTCCAGAAAAGTTGATTTTTAGCCATTTTCACCATGCCTACACCCGAACAAGAACCCAAAAAGACCAACAGGGAAATAGCTATGGGTCCTTATAAGGACCGTCAGTTTGCTGACGACGAAGAGCTTTTCGGCCAGCTCAATGCCGACCGCGAAGCAAATGCCGCCAAACTGAAAGAGTATCAGGAACGCGAAGAGGCATTTTCCAAGGCTTTCACTGCCGACCACCGTTTTGCCGGAATGTTCCAGGCCGCCAAAGAGGGCCGCGACCCCGTGTTGTGGCTGGTTACCGAGTTTGGCCCGGATATCAAGGACCGGCTGGAAGACCCGGAGTTCCTGGAGCAGGTGGAGCAGGCCGGAAAGGAGTACGCCGATCGCATTGCCGAGAACAAGCGGTACGAAGAAGAGTATTCCGCGAATGTTGAGCAGTCCCTGGCCGCCATTGACGCCTTCCAGGAGGAAAACAAACTCTCCGATGAGGAAACCAACTCCGTGCTGGATGCCCTTTCAACTATCGCCCGCGACTATGTAAGCGGCAAGATCACCGCAGAAACCCTTAAGATGGTCTCCGACGCCCTCAACTTCAGCACCGCCGTGGCCGAGGCCGCACAGGAAGGCGAAGTGAAGGGCCGCAACGCCAAGATTAAGGAAGAGCTGCGTAAGGCCAACAAGGGAGACGGTACGGCCCACCTCCAGGGGGCCAACGGAGGCGCCGGAGCAGCCCCGCAGGGCGACAACATGGGCGCCATCGGACGCTACGATGGTAACGACATCTTCAAACGTGGCGGCGAGAAGCGCACCAAGTATCATTAGTAGACAACATGTTTCACCATTTTTCTAAACCCTTTGCATTATGACAAAAGTCAAGAAAGCGGGTGGGTTCCTTCTCACCCTACTGCTCTCGCTCCTGACCATGTGTCTTGGAGCTCATTCCGGGGTGATGATGGCAGACGCCAGCGCACTCCCGGATGCCGGCAAGGTTCAGACTGGCAATCCGGCTGAGATTCCCGGTGGTATCGCCACCGAGACCTCCGGTCGCGCCAACGCTGATCCTGACTTCTATCTTAATGACGTTGACAAGCGAATCACCAAGATTCGCCCTATGGCAACGCCTATTGACCAGATTTCGCGCTACGCAAAATCGTCCAATGCTGACAGTTTCGTAATCAAGTACTACAGCGTAGGCACTCGTCCTATTTCCTGTAAGACTGCAGATGACGTTAATGCGCAGAATGCTGGCGCATCCATCGTTCTGCCCGTGGACGATGCTAATATGTTCACGCTGGATGATACTATCCGTGTAGTTGGCGTCAAGGGTAAATACTATGAGGACGGAACCGCCTATGATGCAGACGATCCCAACGCTCCCGACCTCGTTCTTTGCGTGTGCGGCCGCGACCCTTCCACCTCCATGCCTACCGTGTATGCCGTCAATGGTAACAAGGACACCCACAATGCCACTATTTGGGTTCCCGCTATTCCTGCCGGTACTACCCTCGTCCGCATGGGTAAGGCTTGCGGTGAACTGGACGTCCAGACTGGCCGATTCAACAACATCCCCATGCCGGAGTTCCAGTATTGCCAAAACTTCATGATTCAGGTAGAACAGTCCACCTTTGACAAGATTGCCGCCAAGGAGGTTGATTGGAACTTCTCCGACCTGGAGGAAGATGGTGTTTATGACATGCGCCTTGCGCAGGAGAATACCTTCATCTGGGGCGTGAAGAACGTGATCGCCCATACCACCAAGGAAGGTATGAACACCTACTTCACCAAGGGTATTTGGTGGATGGCAGGTAAGGACATTGAGGTTGGCCACTGGGATGCCGCTTCCTCTACTGCCGTTATCTCCGACGATGATCTGGTGGATATCACCAAGGACCTGTTCGTCGGTACCGGCATCGGTAATAAGCGCAAGATTCTCCTGTGCGGCTCCGACATGCTCTCCGCGTTCTCCAAGATTAAGTCTGAGAAATTCCGTCTTAAGGACACCGTGGAGGTATGGAACCTCAAGTTCAAGAGCTGGGATACCGACTTCGGCGAGGTGCTGACTATCCATCACGAGCTGTTCGATATCAACGGCATGTCCGACTGTGGCTTCGCCCTTGATCCGGAATACCTGTCCAAGAAGGTACACGTTTCCTGGAATCGTTCCGTGCTTGACCTTAAGAAGGCTGGCGTCCGCAATACTGACGCTGCAGTGATCCAGGAGGTCTCCTGCCTGTACCTGCGTTACGCTAAGGCTCACGCCCGTATGAAGCTCGCCCAGGCCCCTGCCGGTTCCGGCAGCGGTTCCGGTTCTGGAAGCGGTAGCGGCTCCGGCTCCGGCTCCGGTAGCGGCTCCGGCTCCGGTGGCGGCTCCGGCTCCGGTGGCGGACAGTAATCGTCACCGCGTCTCGTAAGACCAAACCGTTGGGGGCGGGCAACACTGCCCGTCCCCTTTTCAATTAAAAATCCACCAACATCATGACAAAGGTTTACAAATCCAAGAGCATCGTTGCCATTACCATCTTCTTCAAGAATACCGGGAAGAGCAAGAGAATCTCCTTCTCGCCGCTTACCGGATCCGGCAGCGTTTACTACTCCAAGGACGAGAACGAGCAGAAGGCCATAGAGGCCCATGTGGGGTTTGGCCGCCTGTTCCGTCTGGAAGGCTCGCGCACCGACACTCCCGTCGCTGCAAAGCCCGCAAAGAAAGCCCCGGCCCCGCAGGCTGACGGCAAGCCGGCAACCACTGCTGCCGAATCTCCTAAAGGCGGCAAGGAGCCCGTTCACGTCAAATTCACGAATATCCCTGACGCAAAAGAATACCTCGTAAACGCCTTCCCGGACGTTTCCCGTACAAAGGTGCGCACAAAGGCAGACGTGAAATCCATCGGCCTTGCCCACAACGTCGTGTTTGACGGCCTTGAATAACCGCTAAACCCTTCCGGCCATGACCTACAATGTAGCAGACTTGAAGCAGGCCATCCGCGTAGTGCTGGACCAAAACATGGTCAGTACCCAACTTGTCTCCACCAGCGACATTGACACTCTTTCGCTGGATGAAATCATTGAGAGTAAGATTGTGGATGCGGCCCGCATAGTGCTGCGCGACGCACCGGCGCACCTGTTGGATGGCGGCACGGTCTTCCCTCAGGCGTCGCAGGTCGTTACATGGGACAGCCAGGCCGGTTACGGCCCCGGCAGCGTTCCGCTTCCGGCCGACTTCCTTCGTCTGGTATGCTTCAAAATGAGCGACTGGGACCATGCGGTCTCGCAGCCCATCTACGAAGACAACCCCCTTTATAAGGTCCAGCGGAGCCGGTTCGGAGGCGTCCGCGGCAATCCTCAGAAGCCCGTAGTGGCTATTGTAATGCGTAGCGACGGTGCGCGCCTTGAGTTCTATTCCTGCGCAGCGGATTCCAATGCTTCGGTTGCGGAGGCGGCCTATATCAAGATTCCCGTTATTGATAGCAGCACGATTGCCATCTGCGAGAAACTGAAGCCAGCCGTTGTCTACTACGCGGCCTACCTAACGGCCATCAACGTAGGCGAGAACGACAAGGCTACTTCTATCCTGCAAACGTACAGCACCCTCGTTAAGTAATGACCTGGTTTAACTATCTTGGCATTTTCGCTTCCATTGCTGCCCTTTGGGAATCTTACCCGGAGGGCGGCATGGAAGGCGATTACTGCAAGATAGGCAGCGACTTCTATGGCTGGAATAAGTACACAAGGCAGTGGCAAACCATTGAAGAACCGGACGGAACTCCGGAAGAGGAAGAGCTGGAACCGGCAGAAACTCCGCAGGAGGAAACCCCACAGACAGAAGAGGAAGGGGACCAGGACCAGGACGTAAACTACCTTGGCGAATACTCCACCCTTGAAGCGGCCTGGGCTGCCATTCCGGAAGGAGGGCAGGACGGAGACTATATCACCATCAACGACGTGCGCTACGGGTGGAGCAACGTCCAGCGCAACTGGGCCGTGTCAACAGCGACCGTTACCCCGCTATCATCCCCGTCAGCCGTCGTTTCGTCCAATCAGTCCGATATCAACTACCTGGGCGCCTTTGCGTCCATCGAAGACGTTTGGGTCTTCTACCCGGAAGGAGGCCGGGAAGGGGACTATATCTACATTGTTGAAAACGAGACCATCTACTCCTGGGATGTATTGAACCGGGAATGGTCTGTCAACAACAATCCCTCCATTACTGTCACGTTCCTGCTGGAGACCCCCACGACCAGCGTCCGTATCAACTACCTGGGGGACTTTGATAGCGTTGAGGACGCCTGGATCGTATATCCGGAGGGAGGCTACGAAGGCGACTATATCCACGTTGACGAAGATATCCTGCTTTGGAACAAGTATTCCCGTAACTGGGGAGACACAGCAGACCCCTCCACGCCCGCCATCGTCTCCCAGACGGTCTACGGAGACTTGCGGGTCATGCACAACCTACACGTCTCAGGGGCTATCTATGCAGACACAATCATACTTGAAAACGCACCCTTCTACACGAAGGGTGAAATGCAGGAGATTCTGGACAATTACGCGCTTGCGTCCAGCTTGCTCCAAACGGTAACCATTGGCGAAGATGAATACCAAGTAGAAGGTACCAATGTGTCTCTACCAGCTTACCCTACGCTTCAGGACCTGGGAGGAGTAAGCCGGGCCGAAATATCGGACTTCGTGACAATGAGCCAATTGCGCGAGGCGATCCGTGAGGCAATCAGCGAAATTGACACCCAGATAACCTTCTTTGAACTCATGGAGGATGGAAGCCTTCATGTGAAGAATCAAAGAGACCTGTGGTCCGACGCATCTATTACCGCCGGGGGCCAGAGAGGCGGTGGAGGCGGTGGAGGCGGTGGAACGGACCTCCTGGAGGTCTGGACCTCGCTGCAGAATAACAATGAGGACCGCGAGTACGATACTTGGAAGATTCACACAGCACACTTCCCGACGCTCGTAGCAAGCGGCGGACTGTCTGCTTCTTACACCGAACCGGCAGGAACCGGCTCAACCCTTGCCACCGGCATATCGCTTGGGATTGCGAGCGGATATACGCTTCCGACCACCCCTGCATGGGAAGCCCTGGTGACGAGCTCCGAAACCATCGCTGAAGCCATTATTTCACTCCAGTCCCAGGTGGATGCAGTGGCTTCCCGCAATTGCTTCGACAACCTTAATGTCACTGGTCTATTTGCCGACCAGCTGGCTACATCCTACATTTATACCGAGCATATATCGGTCGTTGGCCGTAGAATCAACTTCGGAGACGACGGGCACTATATTGAGCTCCGTAACATTGGAACGGACGAAGAGATAAAGTGGGCCTTTCATTTCTCCGACGGCCTCTGCTCCGACGAGTTTGTTATTGCTAATGGGGAAGAGCCTTCAGGAGGCGGCGGAGGCGGCGGAACGGACCTCCTGGAGGTCTGGACCTCGCTGCAATCCAGCGACGGAGACTACGGGCGCTGGAAGATAAACACCTGCCACTTCCCGGCACTATCCGTTAGCGGCGGACTTACGGCAAGCTACGGTACTATCACCGGCTCTGGTGATACTATGGAAACCAGCCTCGCTATTGGCGTGTCTTCCGGCCGCTCCATCCCCACGGATTCCCAGATAACAGGGTGGAACGCCAAACAGGACGCCATTACCGACCTGTCTACGATCCGGGAAAACGCAAGCAATGGCAACGCTGCCTACGAGGCCCTTGACGTTGTGTCGAAGGCCCTTCAGTCTCTCCAGTCCCAGGTGGATGCCGTTGCGAGCAAAGACCTTTTCGACGAGCTGACAGCAACGTCCATCTTCTCCGACGTTGCCACGGTCGTTTCCCTGTATGCCGACCAGGTTGAGACGAGACGCATCATACTTGCCGACGGTGTGTATATTGAGTACGACGAGAGCACCCAGGGCGTGAATATCGTTGGCGCGGGCCTCTGGACCCAGTCCTACGTTGATGCCGGTGGCCAGGGTTCGAGCAGTGGCGGAGGCGGTGGAACGGACCTCCTTGGCGTATGGACCTCCCTCCAGGCGAGCGACGGGGATTTCGGAACGTGGAAAATAAACACGTCCCATTTCCCCACGCTGTCTGCAGGTGACGGCCTGGCCGCTTCCTATGGGGCCGTAAGCGGCTCTGGCGGCACAATGAACACAAGTCTTGTCATTGGAGTAGTGTCTGGCCGCGTCATTCCCACAACAACGGAAGAGACGAAATGGAACGAAGCATACGATTCGCTATCCACTATCTCTATCTCCCTGAAGTCACTCCAGACGCAGGTTGACGCGGTTGCCACGAAGGATTGCTTTGATGAACTGACCGCATCTGCTATATATGGAGACCATCTGGCCGCGTCAAGCATAACGGCAGAAAAACTCAGCGTTGAGGAAGTAATTGATGGCACCACCGAGGCCGCGCAGAAACTGACGGTCGTTAGCAAGAGCCTTTGGGGCCAGACGTACTGGACCTCCGGCGGCGTTCCGCAGGACGTCTCTTCAGCTCCAAATCTTTACATCGGATCAAGCAAGGTTCAGACAAGCACGGCCACCCAGGACCTTGCTGGTATTGGCAGTATCACGGCGGCAGGAGCGCTCACCCTGACCACCACAAAGAAGATATACTTTGGAGACCTCAACCACTTTATTGAGCTGGATGCCAATGGGTGTTTTCGCTTCTCTCACGGCCTGTCTTCTGAATCCTTTGTGGTTGCGAATGGAACGAGCAGCAGCGGCGGAGGTGGCACTGGCATTGACGCCCAGGCCATGTGGTCCTCCCTTCAGAACAAGAATGAGGACACGACCGATTACAACGAGTGGAAGATTGCGACAGCTCACTTTCCGACGCTCTCTCCCGGCCCTGGCCTTACCGCTTCATACTCGGAGAATAGTGGCTCTGGCTCCACGCTGACCACCGTCCTGTCAATAGGCGTTGACGCGAATTATAAACTTCCTACCCAGAGCGAATGGGCGAATGTGTCAGATAATCTGTCTGGCTTACAGTCTCTGCAGGCGCAGATTGACGCGGTGTCAGCCCGTAATAACTACGACGAGATAACGGCAACGGCCATGTTTGCGGATATCCTTTCGGCTGAAAGGGTGTACGCCAGCAGCATTGAACTGGATGGGTATTCCCTTAAGTCCATCCCCAATGCGTATCTTGCCAATAGCGCAATCACGATCAACGGAACTTCCGTCTCCCTGGGAGGAACGCGCACCATTACGCTTGCGCAGGTTATCGGAAGCTCTACCATCGGCTCTGCTTCCGTCCCGGTCTGGTACAATGGATCGTCCCTTACTGGATGCACTGCGTCCTCGCTGTTCTCCAGCCTGTCTTCCAGCGCTGGCACAAACCTTTCCGTCACTATTGCGGGTCAGAATAGGACCGCTACCTTGTACGCAACGTATGATAGTTCTGGCGAGAATATTTCTGACAAGTTCAGCATTATCTCAACGGCGCTCCGCGCTCTCCAGTCCCAAATTGATTCCGTAGCGACGCGGAGCGTCTTCGACGAGCTTCTGGCCGTAGATATTGCCGCTGACACGATAGCGGCAACGTCCATCTACGGAGTCCTGCACGGTAACGCAGACACGGCAACTTATGCTACGAGTGCTTCCTCTGCAACCTACGACTCCGCATCCGAGAACATTGCATCAAACTTCACAACCATCGGCAAGCTCCTGAAGTCGCTCCAGGCACAGATTGATTCCGTCGCCTCCCATGTTGGGCACGACGAGACCTATGCTACTATCGGCTACTTCGATACACTGGCGGTGAGCGGCGGAATCTTCGCCGGTTCCGTAACATCTGGAGGCTACGTTACCGCCGGGGCTGCGTCCGACAGGCGCCTGAAAACCAACGTAAAGTCGCTTGAAGCGAGCAAGGCAAAGTTCATCATCATGTCCCTCAATCCGGTAACGTTCAGCTGGAACAAGACCGCTACCAGCCTCTGCGACCAGTACCAGGGGGACGATTTGGGCCTGATTGCTCAGGAAGTTGAACCCTACCTGCCCTCCGCAATAGGGACCATCTACGACGTCTACAAGCGCCTGGACTACACTAAGGCTATTAGCCCGCTTGTAAGAGTGGCGCAGGACCATGAGACGCGCCTCCAGGCTATTGAACGCATACTTTCAAATCAATCTTAATACATAAGCACTATGATTACCCAAAACAACATTTCCTCAAGTGTGGACTATTCGTACACCAACGAGAGCAACTGCACCGCCACGGGCAAGTATCAAATCGAAAACGGCGTCCTTTCAACCGTTGACATCAACGGCCAGTACCACGACGGCAACAATGGCTATAATTTCTTTGCCAACCGTGACAGTGAAGGCAATGTGAACTTTTCCGGTGTTCCTGCGTCCGTCATTGCTCCTGTTGCTGTCGAAGTAGCCGAGATCCTTCATGAGATTGACGCTCTTGTGAATCCCCCTAAATCCGGCAAGTAATGGCACTTTCCGTAACGGGGACTGATGACAATGGTCGCATCACCCCAAGAGCTAACACCAACATTATCATTCCACCAGAGAATGCCGGTATTGGCGACTTGATTTTCAAGAACGCCACTGTTGGATTCAAGGTGATTGGACGAGGAACCGCAAGCGGCGCTTCGATTACCCTTAAAATCTCAGGAACGGACTACACCTTCACGCTGTGGGGGAGCATCTTTGGCTTTGTCGCTGGTATGGCGATGGTGGTAGCTCCAAATGGAGCAGAGGCGGGAAGCCTTAAATGGGCCCCCGGCGGCTCGGTACCTTCCTGGTTGAACAAGTATTATGGCGCCGGAACGACGCTGATGCGAAACGGAAACAAAACTCCGGATTACTACGCACAGATGAACACCTCCAAACAAATGGAGAGCGATTCTTATCGCGGTACCGCTGGTACAAGCCTTCATCCGACCCAGGCGTATAATGGCGGAGTTATGACCGAATCGTCATACAATAGCAACACCAACAATGTGAAGCGGTTTTACGGCTCCTGGAGGGAATACTTACGCCAGACGCTCCGTGTAAATGGCGCCCCCGGAACCTGCTTCGGAGCTGTATTCGACGGGTGTAAAGTGCATGAGTACGGGCGCTACATTACAAACCGAATCGGCTCCGAATCCAACTACGCAACCAATTACCCTGCAGTAGCGCATTGCTACGACTACCAGGGCGCGCTTGGCTCTGATCCGAAAGGTACCTGGTGGCTGCCGTCCATGTTCGAACTTGGCGAGCTGATGATAGACGAGCACCTGAACAAGGTAAATGAAAACTCGGCTATCCTCTCCGTAAGCGCAGGCTTGGACCGTTGGTCTTGTGTGCCGTTTTCGTCCACGCTTGCCTGGCTTTACTACGGCCTTGGTATGTCCCGCAGCTATGGTGTCACGGGTGCCGGTTCCGACTTGGTTGCACGGCCCGTCACGCTCTTGAAACTTGTCAATTAAATCTTGCGGCGACGTGGACGGCAGTCCCAAGCCGCAATACTCTATCGCGCCATGAGCTCCATAAGCAAAGCTGGAATATTCATAGACGTTAAGCAGCTTCTCGGCTTCACGACCCGCATGAACAAAGAAATGAGTAATGCGGACAGGAAGGACTACGGTAGTAAACTCATCCAGTACAACCTGGATATGATTACCTACTTCACAATGGCCTTTCATCGCCGCGACGAGAAGATTTGCTTCGACGTGGACGGAAAGCACTACGAAATCAACCTCAAAGGCGAGAAGCGCACCTACGTTGACTCCCTGGAGGCTGCGTTTGACAGCTACCAAGCCCTAATGGAGCACTGCTTTGATGAACTCACGTTCTCCCGCATGTCGAAGCGCAAGCGTCGCAGAAAGCACAAGCAGTTTATGAGGCTCATGGCTAAAATCAGTACCGGAATAGTTAAGTGGAGTGGAAGTATTTACAAGCAGGTCGTTGTCTCTGAAATAGGACACAGCGCAGGCTAAATCATTTGAAGAGGTGGGGACGGTATCATTTATACCAGAGCGAATAGCAGTATCCCCAACATAGCTTGAACCGTTGGTCTTGTGTGCCGATTTCGTCCACGAATGCCTGGAATTACAACAACAATGGTATGTCCAACAACAATGGTGTCACGAATGCCAATTCCAACTTGGTTGCACGGCCCGTCACGAAATTCAAATAGGAAAGCATAACTTGGAAATGGACCTGGAAACCCTGTATAGAGCCTATAAGGCATCAAGGAAGCACAACAGGAGATCGGAGGACATGGTGTCCTTCGAGGTGGACCTGTACGCGAATCTTTGCCGGCTCCAAGAGCAGATCAATACAAGGTCCTATACTCCGCTCCACAACTATTCCTTTATGCACCGCCGGAGCCAAAATCCACGAGAGGTTTTCGCGGCAGAGCCTCCGCTAAAGGCCATGATGGCCTTTGCGCTTACTAATATCGCTACGCTGATTGAGGGCCACCTGTCTCCAAGGACTTTTAATAACCGAGTAGGCATGGGCGCTCAACTGGCGGTCAATACAGTTATCGAGGATATCTACGAGGCAAGCGAAGGATATACGAAACCCTGCTCGTTAATCAAGATAGACTATAAGGGCTACTTCCCCTACATGAACCGCGACTACGCTATGAAGATGGTTCTTGATATCGTGAAGAGCGAATACCATAAGCCAGATAAGCAGGATGTAATCTATTGCCTCATGGCGGCCTGTTACTGCGACCCTTCCAGGAGTAAACGCAAGTCTCCGCTTTGGGAATGGAATGACTATCCCCAATACAAGAGCGTCTATCGTAGGCCGCCAGGCATCGGAGGATCCATCGGCTACACGTTCTGGCAGACTATAGCAAGTCTGTACCCATTAACCGTTGACAAGTTTATCGCTGAGAATGTGTCTCCATTCTTTGTGCGCTACGTTGACGATACGGTAATAGTGACGGATAATAAGGAAATGGTGCTGGCCAAGATACCGGAGATACGAAAGCGGCTTAATGATATCGGAATTACCATGCACCCGCACAAGTTCTACTGCCAGTCGTTTGAGCATGGCGTAGAGTTCCTGGGCTATCACATACTACCTAATAGGATTCATTTGAAGAACCGCACTATCCAGCGGGCGATGAATGTGGCAAGGAGCCATGAACGCGGCCGAAGGAACTATGTAGACGCCGTTAACAGCTACCTCGGAATGATAAAGTCCACCTCGGATCAGCATCGTGCCATTGAGCTTCTGGACAACGTACAGCGCAGAGGCATCGGGAAAGACTACAAAGAACTGAAAATCGTAATGGAGTAAACTATGAGTCACGCAGGAAATATAATCACCTCGCCAGTAGACCTTAGAGGTGACATTGCAGTTGTCCTCGCCAAAAACTCTGGCGACCTGGGCACGCTGTATAATGCCAACGAGGTAAACATGTGGTCTAAGAAAAAGCCGGTGGACTGGCACTTGTCGTCCCTCTTTATGGACCACATGTTCCCCCAGGAAAACCATCCCAACGACTGGTTCAAGGGATACAACGGGGACTACGGCATTGTCTCTAAGTCGTTCAATAACATCTCTCCTGTCTATGCCGCTATTGATGGTGATAAGAACGGATGGGTGTACCAGCGCGATCCTGTAAACTTCCGCGCGCTTGACTTTGACGGATACTATCATGCGGCACGCAACCCTTTCGAACATCTATACGTTGGAATGGATCGGACCAGCGTTGCCCCCAATGGGGAGCTGACCTTTGAGTACCAGTATTCCGAGCCAAACATTGATACGGACCACGAAATAGGAATCACGGACATATACTGCTACACCCCAGCAGGCGGTGGCAAGCGCACCCTGGGCAATATGTATCTGGCGTTCCTGATTTACCATAAGGTCAACGGGGCATACTCATATTACGGCTGGACTTCAATTCAGGAAACATTGTCAAGCCTTGCTACCGATCCGGCCATGCACCATTTATCGTATACCGTGCCGAACACACAGGGGGATTACCAGGTTATCCCTGTTCTTACGGAAATCAAAAAAGAGAACGAAAACCAGGCTATCTCCAGTGTAGTAACCATCCCTGGCACTGGCATACTTGATTTTGTTGTAAGCCAGAACGTCATTCCCTACATGCAGGTAGACGCCTTTGTGTACAACATAGGAACCGGACAGGAGCCGAACTACAACAACACGATTTACTTCTATTGCACATTCTTCGGCGGAACCAACGGCGGCCAGTTCAGCAATATCAAGCTCGCTTTCGAGACGAGTAATGAAGTAGCCTACATGACGCTTAGTAATGTGCAAAATGGTGGCAGTGCTGGAACTCTCACCGTAGCGGCCAGTAGTAACGTGAGAAGGCCGACAGGGAGCGATATCTACGCCGCAACCTGGTCAAGTATGCAATCGCTGGAGAACTTTATCCGGCAGATGGGGGCCCGTGCCAGGATTTACTGCGATACAACCGGCACGACTATTCAGCCCTATGTTGTCAATATCCGGGAGGCTGCGGCCATGCCCGGCGGGAATATAATCCAATTCTAAAAATACACAATCATGCAACCCTGGAACAAAAACAACCTTCGTAATTGGGGCGTCGTCCTCGCGGTCGTCCTCGTAATCGCTTCCCTGATTATTGCTGCCGTCTTTGCCTTCAAGGCAGGAGGAATTGCAAGCATCATCATCCCCGCCATCGCCTCTGCTTACGGATGCGCGGTATTCGTCAAGAAGTATTATGTGAAAAACGTCTACAAGGAGAAGAAGTAAGCCTTATGAAAAAGAAAGAACTCCTTTCCCTGCAGAGAGCAGGCGTATTCCGTATCACGGCCAACAACATTGATGCGGCCCATGCCTACAAGGTCCTTAAGTTCAAAAAGGCCGGAAGGAAGGCGTTTGAGGAACTTGCTGAATCAGAGCGCGCCATTCTGGAAGAGGTGGACATTAAGGAGCCGGAGGCTTTTGACAAGGAACGTGCAGCGCTCGCAAAATCGGGCTCAGACCCTTCCAAGCTGGAGCAGATGAACAAGAAGCTGGACCGCCTCGTTGAGCTCCGTAAAGCGCTCTATGAAGAAGAAGTAGAGCTTGAAGGGGTTAAGACCGTTCCCTACGACCAGTTCCACGAACTCCAGAAGGAAAACGCAGAGATGCCCGGAAAGCCGCTCAACGTCTTTGAGGACCTTCTGGAGGGTATCCTTTGGGAAGTCCCGGAAGAAAGCTAAACCCACCACCGTGAACATGACACAGGAAGCCAACTCCATATTTAACACCGTCGCCACAGGTGGTGTAGCAGCGACCGCCCTCGCTTTTTTACACTCAACGCTAACCAATATGGTACCCTATGCCATTGTGGCCGTTCCGCTAATTGTCCTGGATCTTCTCTGGGGAATCCGAGCGGCCAGATACAGACAAGAGCGCGTGACTTTCTCCCGCGCTTTCCGTCGAACCATGTCAAAGACGTTTGATTACATCTGCTGGATCGTAATCGCATCCGGCATAGCGCTCGCCTTTGAGAAGAAATGGCTGGAGTTTTTCATACTTGGGCTGGTTATCTTCAACGAGCTCACATCCATAGTAGGCAACTACTTTGAGACGAAGGGCGTTCAACTCTCGTTCGTGGCCGTGTATCGCTTCATATTCAAAAAAGCCGCAGAGAAGCACGGCATTGAAGTCACCGACGAAGAGGCCAAGGAAATAATCAAACCCCAGCAGGGGCGAGACGAGAAAGGCCGATTCGTGAAAAAGCAGAATTAGCCATGAAATACCCAATCATTCTCATTGACAACGGACACGGGACGCGTCAGTATACCAAAGGAAAGCGCAGCCCAGATGGAACACTAATAGAGGGCGAATACTGCCGAAGCATCGCCCAGCGGGTCGTTGATGCGCTGGAGGCCAAGGGTCTGACCGCCTTCCGGTTGGTTAAGGAGGACGAGGATATCGCTTTGTCCGTCCGCGCACAGCGCGCTAATTCCTATTGCAGTCGCTACGGCGCAAGAAACGTGCTACTTGTCTCAATCCACTGCAATGCTGCCGGAAACGGCGCGGAGTGGATGGCGGCTTCCGGCTGGGAGGTATGGACCACCGTAGGAAAAACCAAGTCCGACCAGCTGGCGACGTGCTTGTTTGAGGCCGCACAGCGGACGCTGCAGGGCTTTAAGATGCGCTCAGACAAGAGCGACGGCGACCCCGACAAAGAAAAGAACTTCACCATCATCTACATGGCGAAGTGTCCGGCAGTATTGACCGAGAATCTTTTCCAGGACAACCGTGGAGACGTCGCTTTCCTACTGTCAGAGGAAGGTCGTAAGGCTATTGTGAAACTCCACGTTGACGGCATTATTGATTACCTTGAAAAAACCGGACAATATGTCTCAGAATAGAGTAAATGGATACACGGGCGCACCTTGCGCCCGTACGATATTCTTCGGTGCTTTCATTATGGTGCTGCTCTTCATGCTGTCCGGATGCTCCATTATCAAAGAGGCAACGAAGATTGAGAAAGAGACAATTGTTGAGTACCGGGATACGACCGCCTGGCGCGACTCCCTAATCTACGTCCCTATTCCCCTGGAGAAAGACCAGGCAATAGTGCATGTTGGCGATACGTCCCGGCTGGAGACCAGCGTAGCACAGTCCGTAGCTTACATAGGAACCGACGGAACGCTACACCATAGCCTGGAAAACAAGAAGACCTCGCTGGAGGCAGTAGTAAAGATTCCATCCAGAACGATTTGGACCTCAGTGACGAACAACAGCTCAGAGGTGTTAACAAGGACCATTGAGGTCCCAGGGCGCCTTACATGGTGGCAACGTGTGCGGCTTGACGCTTTCTGGCCTCTGGTTGCAGCTGTGGTTCTCCTACTGCTCTGGACGTTCCGAAAACTCATTTTCAAATTATAATCTCCATGAAAGAACTCATTGGAAAAATATGGGGCGCATTTGTGCGACTATTGAGCAAGCCGACGTATGATCAATGGCTGCATTTTGTGTTCGGCCTGCTTGCCGCGGCCTTCTTCTACATTGCCCTGGGCTGGGGATACTGGTCCGTACTGCCGACAATCGCGCTGGCATTCGCCAAGGAGGCGATAGACAAATGGATCACCGGCCAGTGGGACTGGCGGGATATCGTGGCCGGATGCGCTGGTGGTCTTATGATATGGCTGTTCCTCCTGCTTGGCGCTGTACTATAAATAATTGCGCCTGCGGGCAACAAATAAAAAAGCGATACACAAGTTACAAATCATATTTGCACCATGAGCGTTACTACATTCACCATCAACAAGGCCAATGTTTACACCGAGGTGGCAAAGACAACCAGCTACTCCGGCGTAAAGGCGTCTGCAGATGGTTCGCTCTATGAGCAGATATTTACTACTGACGAGGACCGCCTGCTGCTGGAGCGCTTCTGGAATGAAGCGGCCAACGCGGCCACCAACCTTTTCAAGCCCTTTCTTGTCTCCGTCTCCAGCACGACGCAAAGTCATGGTGTAAACCTGGCTGCCAACTACGTCCTGCAGGTGGAGCTGTCGAAGGGTTACGATTCCTCGCTGGACAACAGTGTGCAGAGCTCACTGTTCAGTTACTTTGTGAATTACATTGTCTCACAGTGGTACGTCTTTGCCAACAAGGACGAAGCCGCCAAATTTGCACAGGAAGCCGTTACCATGATTGACGATGTGCGCACGAAGATTTACTATCGCAAGAAGCCTACACGGACGCCTATCACGACGTAATAACGCATTTGAACTATGGCAAAGAAGAAAACCATCTGCATTGATTTTGACGGAGTGATCCACAATTACTCCGACGGCTACCAGGGTAAGGACGTCTTCGGTGACGTTATCCCTGGTGCCGATAACGCTACTGCCGTGCTGAAGGAGAAAGGGTGGACTATCATCATATACACCACCCGTCCGGCAACGGACGCCCTCAAGGCATGGTTGAAGGAGAAGAATATCTCCTACGACTATATCAACGAGAACCCGGACCAGCCGGAAGACAGCAAGGAGCCTGGGTGCAAGATTGCTGCTGATATCTACCTTGACGACCGCGCCATGCGCTTTGGCGGTAACTGGAGTGACTGGACGCTCCGTGAGATTGCCGAGTTCGAGCCTGCTTCGCAGAAGAAGGAGGACGAGAAGAAGAAGATGGAGCGCGCCTACGATGAGGGCGATATCTGGAAGCGCGGTCGGGAAAAGCGCATCAAGATGGATAGCACAATCGGATAGAAATTTTTAATCAATTACGAATATGGCAAAGCAGACCATCACCATCACCCTGCACATGTCGGAAATCCTGTACAACGTGCAGAACACCGCCTTCCTGACTGGCCGCAGCCGCGAGACCGGGCAGAACCAGGAGGAAGTAGCCCACATCCAGGGCAGTGACGATGAAGAGGTAGTCAACCAGTTACTCCGCTTCATCGGAAACGCCTTTACCGCACTCAAAACTCCGCTTTCGGAGTTCATCGTTTCCACGCAGACAACCGGCAACGATATCCTCTTCGACGTCAACGCCAGCCTGGTGATTACCCTCTCCATGCCGAACAACTACAACAACGCTACTGTTGAAACCGTTTCCACGGCCATTCACCAGTACATTGCCAATACGGCTATCGCAGAGTGGTTCACCATCACCAACAAGAACGACGCCAAGGACTACATTGACAAGGCCGCGGCCAACCTCGCGCAGATTCGTGACGCCATCAACAAGCGCGTCCGTCCTGTTCGTACCAACCCCACCGGCTCTGGTTCTGGTTCTGGCTCTGGTCACTGATGACTATTTACGGTGCTAATATCGGCCTTATTGGCGTTTACGGTCGCTATCCGTCCGTCGGCCTCCCCGAACAGGAGGCCGAACGGACGAAGACCGTATCGTTAAAGTTCAAGCGCAGCGAGCTCCTGTACGACGCGCAGAACTACGCCTTTGTCCTGGGAGACGTGATGAAGGCCGACGATGAACACCTGCGCCATCAACTCCAGGATATCGTTGAGGACGGCAATCGCGACCGCGTTACCCGTGTCCTCAACTTGTGGATGGCGAAAGTGCGCGAAGCGCTGTACCCTTACACCAAGCAAGAAGTTGAGGATGGAGAAAGCCGAACCGACGTCCTTACTGAGGTTGATGAATACACCATTACCATGCTGGTACCGGACGATTATTCCAAAACCACGGTAACCCTGCTGGAGCAGCTGATCCATGAAATCCTTATCTGTCGCGTCCTGGAAGACTGGGTTAGTATCACCAATCCCGGACACGAAGATATCTGGAAGTCCAAAGCGGAGGCCGCTATGGATGAACTGAACAGAGTGAAGAATGGAAGAGTAAAGAGGGTAAGGCGTAAGCAGCACCCATTCCCGTAGGCAGCATAGCAGTTGCAGACATAAGTATTTGGTTAATTATTCGTTTTAGGTGTTATTAGTAAGACATTATGTGGTTAGGAAGGGAGCCGCCGTGAGGTTGCTCCCTTTTTGTATATGAAGACGGGCAGGACCTCGCAGCCATGCCCGTCAGTGGATTGATTAAAACTTGGTAAGCAAAGGTTTGAAAATGCGCATCAGCGAGGCTGATCCGTAAGTCTTGGCATAAATTGCACGGTGGCGCCCCAGATGCTCTCGTTATGCGTCAGGGAGCAGACCAGTGCGATACGGAAATACTTATAGGGCGTTCCCCGGAATCCGCGCAGGTAGTGATCCTGGCTGGAATAGATAGTGAACCAGCTAATAAGGTCGCGTGAGCCGTATAGAATGACCTGTACATGCCCCTTCGTAAACTCCCCTCGCTGGATGATGGTGTCAATCGTCTTAAGCACGTCCTTCGCGCCGCTGTCCAGCTTGAGGGGCCGCGTCAGGAGGAACTGTTTCCCGCTGATTCCATTCTCCAGTGAGTAGTCAACCAACGTGTCGTTTCCGGAGACCTTTTGCATGGCGTATGCCTGCGGATAGGAGTTCACGCGGGCGCTGATCGTTGACTTGATAAGCCCCCATTGTTTGCTCTCCAGCGAGTAAACATAGGCGTAGGAGAAGGATGGATTGAATACGATAATTTGCTGCCGGTTGTAGGCATAGAGCATCTGACAGCCCGTGATGAAGGTCCTGAACGGCTTTTCCGTCAGTGCGTCATTTGCTCCGGCAGTAATGCCAAGGAGCGCCTTAATATCGTTCGCATGTGGCATGGAAGAGAAGTTGAACGGGTCCCCGTTGTTGTCTATCCCTTCCGTTATGCACTGGGCAATTGAGCCGGACAGAAGCATGATGCCACGGTCAGATGCGAACAGCACGGCGCTGTCAATCTGGCCAATGGAATCTGCGCTCAGACAAACGTCCCGCGTGATAGGCTGGCGCCCGGAGAACGCGCCGGTAGTTGCCGACACCTCCAGTGCCCACACTCCATCCGTTGAGAAAGCGTACATGGGGAACTGGCCAAACTGACCCTGGGAGAGCGCCTTGGCGGCAGTCGCGATCGCCATAATCCTACCATTCCCTACAGTGTTTATACTAAGCACCGGGAACACAAACGGATTATTTACCTCTGACGTGTAAATCTTGTTCCGGATCTCGATGGAAAGATCGGAAGAAACCGTAGGCGCACCGGCTACAATAGAACCTACATCTTTAACGCTTTGACCGTCTGCGTAGAAGATAGAGCCATTAAGGAAATCTGACTTCTGCAGATCAACCTGATATCTTGATACAGTTCCACCTTCTGCGGTAAACTCTACCACAGCGCTGTACGCGTCAGTGTCTGGATAATAGAAGAACGAAAGCGGAGCGTTGGTTGCATGAACTCCAGCAAGCGCGCTCTTCACGACAATCGTTTTCCCTTCCTTATTAAGATAGACATAAACATATACAGTATCACATGTATCCTGTGATAGGTCCGGCCCCCTGGGGGTTCCGCTGATAAACACATATCCGTCAGTCCGTCCGAACATCGCGCCGCTACAATACCCATCAAAAAGCATCTTTGAAAGGTCGCAGAGATTGAGCCGCGAATTGTATGGATATGAGAAGCGAGGAAGAAGGACAGTATGACTATCGAAATCATCATCCATAGCCTCTCGTGTTACAATGGACTGGAGGTAGTCTTCCGGAACTTCTACCTTTGTTATAGCGGTAGAAAGCTCGCTAAGCGCTATCTGTTTAAGAAGATAGTATGAAGCGCAATTCTTGATCTTGTTGTTGTACGCCTCGTCTCCGCAGGTCGGCACCTCAAAACGCTCCCACGCTCCAGAGGTTGCATAAGAGTTATTCTTCATCTCCGACATGAAACGAAGACTTCTCTTCTGGTATCGAAGCGGGAACAACGAGGTGGGGGCCGTCTGGTCCATCTGCTTACAGACCGTAACGCCCCAGTTTGTTTCAACCCCTACGCCGTAATTAAGCACCTTCCCATTGGGGTCATACTTATAAATCGGCGCAGAAATAAAAATATCAACCGACTTTACGATATCGGACCACCTTCGCAAATCCGTAAGGAGGCCAGAGCTTAAAACGCAATAATCAAGGTCGAACACCGCACCGAAGGCGAAGTAGGTCAATTCTCGGTCTCCGTGGTCAAGAGACGGAGGGCATGTATAACTGACAAGAGGCCCGCACTCTCCACCAGTCTGCATGAATATGGGGGCGGAGTGCATGACGAGGCTTCCATCGAAAAGCCTATACGCATAACGCACAAAGAATGGCATCATAAAACGGCCTTTCTCCGTCGCATGCTTTGCGATAAATGCGTTTGAGCGGGCTATGACGGCATCCGTTACATCGTCTATGTATTCATCCGGTACCGGGAATATGCCGCCAGCATGCACACGGGGGAATACGTCATGTTCATAGACGTGTGTCACTCTCTCGCTTTCGTCCGCAACTTCGTAGTATCCCTGAAGGCCAAATGAAATTGGGAGCTCTGGAAGATGCTTTCCAAGGGAAAGATACGAACTGTCGTCCCCCTCCCACAGGAAGTAGAACATGCCTACGGAAGTGAGTATAACGAGCGTGTTGCCTATAGCGTTCACCTGGATGATCTGGGAAAGGGTGAAATCGGGGTGCGATATCGAATGATAGCTGCTCGTGTTAGTGCTATCAATCCAGTCCAGGTATTCCCCATAGCTCCTTGCTCCGATATAATGCTTAAACCTGGACGTCTCATGAACAAAGAGTACCCTGCCAGGATAGGCAAACACATTCACAGGCTCCGCGACGGGATGCAAGGCCCCCTTGTCAGGGATTAGGCCCAGGACGGCAGCGAGGTCCCCATCCTGGCATTCATAGTCAGAGGGGACCGCTGCATATCCGTTGTATTTCAGTTCCTTTTGCATAGGAGGTAGTAATTACTTGCCGTGTGGCCGACAAAACTTCCAGTACTCCAGCCCGGTTTCAGTCTTTCCTCGCTCCATGCTAATCCGGCACTTTGACCCTTCCGGAAGCCCGTAGTCAAAGAAGATACGGTTTACAGTTGGAACGAGACTCTCAAAGCCGATGCAGTGATACTTGTCGTTAATCATCACCTCTGCAAGCTGCGTCTCAGTACCTTCCGGCAGCGGGGGATTGAGCATAAATGCGTAGTCCTTTGTGCCGCTTAAGGTAAACACCATCACCTTCGCTTCCGGGAGTTCCATAAGACGCAAGTCTTTGAACAGGCGCTTGGAGAAGGTGACGGAGTTGTCGGAGGCATCCATAATCACGAAGCGCGACAACTTGCGGAATGAATCAATAAGTTCCCGTATCATAGTGGCGAATATAAGTCATTGAATGTGTTTGCCCTTTTTATGTGTTACTCAAAATCCTCGTCCATTTCTTCATCCACGGGCAGCTCGGCCTGCTTGTAGTGCTTTCGGGACCGGAAAGAGACCGTTTCAACGTACCGGTACAGGCGCGTGTTATCAATCTGTCTTTTGTGCTTCTTGGCACTAATGAGGGAACGATGAATGTAGGAGGACGTTTCAATGGTGTTTGTGCCTTTTGTGTTTACGATGTTGACGTAATACTTGTGCCCGAACAGGAACGTCAGGATTTTTTCTAATAATGTCTCGTTCATAGTAGATGGTTTTGATTTTGTTTTGGATAAGTGAATTGTCCGCGATGCCAGCGCGGAACAGGAAATGTTCAACCATAGAGCTCGTTTGTTTCTATGCAGATAACGGGCTTCCCGGTCAGTTCGTGAATCTTACGGGCCTGGTAATCGTCCGATTCCACAAACAGGAGCCAGTAATCATCCTTGTACATATCTGCCTTGTACTGCCAGGATGCGGCAGTGTTGCAGCGCTCCCAATAGTCGTGCGAAGGAAACATGTATAGGTTCACTCGCTGCGCGCCAAGGTTGCGGAGGGAATCCATCGTTTCCTTCCGATACTTCTCCAGACGGTAAGTGCAGATGGAGATAGGGCCGCCCGTAGGGATATACAGGGGGACGGGATTCATTATGTACTGGAGGTACGCTTCCTCGTCTCTTTCGTCCGGCGGCTCCTTGCAGAAAACGCCGTCCAGGTCAAAGAGCGTCCTTCGCGTGAGGTTCCCGTGGGCGAAGAGGTTCCACTCATAAACGGCATAACCAAGTGGGCCTCGCTTGGCCGGCTCCCGGATATCGCGCAGCCACACATGGGGCGTGAACTTCTCGCACGGCCCCTCCAGGTACACTGCAAGAAAGATGAACTCATATCCCGCAAAGGCCGGGTGTTTCAGTCTCTTCATTGTCCTCGCCATAGAGTTGCCGTGGAAGCATGTATCATCCACGACCAGCAGTACCCGCGGCCCGTCCATGCGCATTTCCCTGTGACCATGCTCAAGCAGGGCCTTCGTAACACTGCCTGCCGCTATCACACTATCAGGAGTTGACAGGCCCACGTTGAGGTATTCGGCTATAATAGTGGCCGGGAGCATACCGCTACGCGGCATGCCAAGGACGCCAGCAACGTAGCGCGGTATCATTGTGAGGTTGTTCCGGATATCCCGACACATATCCTCATAGGTGAAGTAAATCATAACTCGTTCAATTATTCTTTTTCCAGATGGGTGTGATTTTTGGCGGCCCTGCGCTCTCCCTTGTTTATGGTGCTGCAGATCATCCGGCACTGTTCGCTTATGCGTCTGCTCTCGGCCAAGCGGCCAATAGTCAGCAGACGCTTACGGATGATATCCGCCTCCCGTTGTGATATTATTACACCGACCTTCATTTCACAAACTCAAATGTGTAGGCATACACCCAGGGATTTTTGCTCCATGTGCCCTTGCCGGAAATCTTGTCAATAAGGGCAGCAAAGGCTTGTCTTGGGAAATCGAAGGGCCTCTCTATTCCATGCACATGATAGAAACAGTGATCTCCGGAAGAGCGTACGATTACGCCCTCTTTGACACAGTCTTCGCTACTGATGCTCCGTAATTTTTCAACCTTGACGCCGGTAATGCGGACAAAATGATCCATGTACTCGCCGCGGACAAACATCTTATTTTTCCACCCTCCTGTCTCGCTGGCTTTCTTCCATCTACCGCACGACCGAATAAGCGTGTCTGGCGCCAACCCTACCTTCTCGTAGGACTGGGCAACGGCAACTTTATCTCCGACCTTGTATGGCGAGTGTTCAAGCACATAATCAAGCCAGTCGTGGCCGCTTCCGTGGACTTTCTGGACGTATGCTTCGCCTCCCTTGACAATTTTTTCTGGGACCAGTCTTCTTGTCATTGTCTTTAGGAGCTTAAGAACCGCTTCTTCCAGCCCATAGTATTCATCAAACATCATCTTTTCCACAACAATATCAATTTTAAATGTTAACGTCGGACGCGAATCCCCCCATCCACCAACACAAGAGAAATAACTTTCCTGCGCCCATGTAAAATCGCGAGACTTAATCCAGTTCGTTGCACAAACGATAGGAATAAACCACATGGTATAGTG